ATACAAAGTTGGTGATGTAGTTAAGTTTGAAAACAGTTTGTTTGTATACACAAACGCAGTAGATCATCTGACAGGGATGCGGTTTGTAAAAGTCGCAGATAACTTAGGTATGTAAATATGGATCAATCTTTTTTAGATTTTGTAAAAGGTCCACAAACAGGTGAACTTGTTCCTGAACCAGAGGATATACAGCCTGAACCACAAACCGAAACAAAACCTGCATTTGAAAAGAGTAATGACTTTCTAAATTTTGTTAAGCCTAGTGGTCGTTCTGCAGTAACTCCTGAAGTACAACAAGAATACTTTCCTGAACAAACGTCTGGTCTTGATCCAGAACTGCGTGGTCTTGTAGATCAAGCATATGAACGTACTGTGGAATACTTTGGTAATTACTACAATCCTGAAGAGTTAAAGGCTATCCAAGTAGAGATGGCTAAACAACGTGCTCAACAAGAAGACATATTTAATAAGTGGGTTCAGGGCATGGACATTAGCCGTGAAGAAGGCTTAGAAATGTTACGGCAACGTAACCCCGATAGTATCTTGTTAAAGTCGGATACTGATGCAGCAATGGAAGCGTTAAATTCTTTTGCTGGTGAATCCCCTGAAAAACAAAGAGAAACAATGTTAAGCAATCTCCAAAGCGAGAATGTTATAACACGTAAAGTAGCCGAAGCATCCTTGCGTAATATGGATGAGTCCATACTAGGCGCAATGAATGGAGTTGTGTTTGCTGATTCTGTAGTTAATCCAATTACTGCAGTAGTAGATGTTCCTATATTTTTAGGTGATGCAGCAGAGTCTGGTCAGGAAGCCATACTTGCGGCTAAAGAAGGTAGATATAAAGACGCAGCGTTAAGTGCAGGTGGTGCTGCTGTTAATGCTACGTTTGGCGTGTTGTCTGTTACACCTGCATTTGTGGTTGGTAAATCATTATACAAGGGTGGAAAGGCACTAAAGAAAACACCAGCAGAAGAACTGGCAATAGCTCAACGATACAACTATGGTGGTGCTAGACTTGCTACTATGGAAGTTGCAGAAGAGGCACGTAAACGTGCTGATGCAGTAGTAGAACAAAACCAAGAAATGGTTGAGCAGTTTATTGATGCTATCAACACTAAGTGGGATACCGACATATCCAAAATGGAAGGTGGCAAAAGGGTTGTTGACTTTGATAAAGCCAAACAAGTTGGACAAGAAATAGCCACTGAAATAACAGAGCGTGATGGAGCTTTGTTTGATCTTAACTTAGGTGATGACATGATTACGTCACCTATCTTAGACCCAAACAAGTTTAATCCACTTGTAGCTGCAGCAGTCGATCTTAAAAAAGCACATCCTGAATACTTTGGTAAGGCTGATACAGTCATTGAAGACTTGTTTAATCTTACAACTAAAGGTGACTTACGTTTAACAGAAGACTTTGCCGAAGAGTTTATAGACACGTTAAATAAATATGGTCTGTCTTTTGAAGATTACGTACTGGTAGCTGCAGGTTCTGCGTCAAAGGCTGGTCAAGTACTACAAAAGTTTTCACAGATAAAACGATCTAAACCTGCGTCTGTACGAAATGCTGATAAAGATAAAAAAGCTGCACGTGAGGCAGGTGACTTCCGTAAAGGTGTGATGCGTGTAGAAAACGTTAGACGTGGTGGGTTGGTTTCTCAGATAGCCACGGCTGCACGTAACCTTACATCAGGTGGCATACGTGTACCTATGGAAGCGTTAGGCAATGTTATGGACCATGCTATTTATACAGCACAGAACAAGGGGATGTCTGAGGGTGTAGGTCAAATATTTAGTGGCGATAATTGGAAGGGTAGTTTCAGTAACTGGAAGTATGCATTCTCAAGACCTGATGTAGCTAAAGGCTATACCGATCTTATCCTAGAACAACCAGAACTAGCAAAACAATTTGATGCTATGTTCAATAACATTAACGAAATACAAAAACTAACAGGCCGTGGTTCTGGTACAAAAGTAGACAACATGCTGTCACTTGCGGAAGATGTGGTTGACACACTTAATACTCCCAACCGTTGGCAGGAATATCTGATTAGACGTGGGCAGTTTTTTGGTGAGCTAGAACGTTTAACTAAACGTGAGTATAACATTGATCTAATAGAAGCACTAAATGATGGTAAGTTAAAAGACCTACTCAATGATGCCTCTAGTGTAAGACCTAAAGGTGCTCCAAGTTTTAATGAGCTTGTAGATAGATCAGTATACAGAGCATTGGACGTTACATATGCCAAGCAGCCTGACATTCCCGTATTCCGTAGTGTGTCTAGTTTTATAACACGTAACGGTCTTACAGTCGTAATGCCATTCCCACGGTTTATGTTTAATAGTATGGAATTACTTGCACAGTATGGTGCAGGTGCGTCTGTTCCTGTCACACGTAAGATTATGGGTATTGTAAATAAAAATGCACGTGGTCCATTGTCTGACTTTGAACGTCAGGCTATATCAAGAAACTTAATGGGGTGGGCTGCAGTTGGTGCGGCATACATGTATCGTACATCCGATAATGTTTCACCAGATTCAGAAATGATTACAGTGGGTGAAAATGCACAAATAGATAGTACAGCTACATATCCAATGGCACAATTTTTATACGCTGGTGATGCTACAAAGCACTTACGAAGAGGTACGTTTAGCTCTTGGTTTGATGCAAAAAAATTTCAAGAGTTATTTGTTGGTGTAAACTTACGTACAGGCGTAGGCAATTCTATCTTAGAAGAGATTGCCCAAATTGCATCAGCTACAGACTTAACCAAAGGTGAGGGGGTTGGTAGAGCGTTGGGTAGAACGCTAGGAAACTATCTAACTACTTGGATGGTTCCATTTGCACAGATCATTGACGCACAACGTGCAACAGGTATTCGTGGCACAGAGTATGCAGATGTTTCACGTGATCCAAAGCTAGAGTTTGGACACTCGTTTGCAGATAATGTTCGTAGATCAGTACAGTCTCGTGGATTCTTTTTGTCTGCAGAAGAAGAAGCTAACCTGCCTCGTAGATCAGAACCATTTTATCCTGATGGTAAAGAACGTCTATCACCTGCGTTAAAGTTTGCAGGTGTGACAATGACAAACCGTCCACCTGAAGATGCAGAATATCTAATGGAGTTAGGCTTTAACTACCGTGACTTTGGTAGTAGAAGTAAAGTGCCAAGCATAAAAGCATTTGAACAAGAAATGATTAATGGTCACATGGAACTCTTAGCTAAAGGTGCTAGGCAGTACGAAAAAAGATTACATGAAAGATACTTGCGATCTGACAAAAGTGTGCGTAATGAATTTACACGTCAGCAATACACAAGCAATCATCTACGTGCTTACGTAAGTGAAAGACTGAAAGAGTTTAAGGCTAAGATTAGGGATGGGGCTATTGCGCAAGGCGATCCATATGCACGTGCAATGACGCAGTATAGGCGCATCAGTCCTAAGTTTAGGAACTTGGCTACTACAAAATTTGTGGAGATGTATGGGAAGCGCAGGGAAGCAGAGGGTAAGGAACCAATGCCTGATCCACTAGATGCAAAAGATTTAAAAGCTCTCATAGCAATAGCTAAAAGAATGAAAGCAGCATACTAAATTAAGGGGCCATTACAGCCCCTTTTTTTCTAGCTCCTCTATAAATTGTTTTAACAGTTCTATTAGCTCTTGCCTCAGTTCATCAGGGCTTGTTACTTTATCACGCAGAAACTGTTTGGCCTCTTCCTCTAGCTTCACGTTCCTTTACCTTCTTTAAGTTTTCAAAATAGGCAGTATTAAACCCCCTATTCCACTCACGATACTGCATTGTATCTTTATGGAAAGGGGTGTTAACCCTTCCACGTTTAAAGTCCGAATACCCTTGCTCGTATTGAAACTTTAATGGCGCATCATACTTGCCTAGTCCACGTTCTTTTCTTGTTTTCTTGTGTGCTTGTGCCATATGAATGTCTCCTTATGCTATGTTGACTAACTCTGCTTCTGTGTAAGGGATGTGAAAGAAATGCTCATAACGTCTAGCATTGGCTAACCATACTTCCTTTGCACAATCTGTGGTAAGTTGAAAGTCTTTGATTCGCCATGCCTTTTGACAGTCATTACGTATAACGTAAAAGTTACAGTAAGTCTTGTCAGCTTGCATCTTCTTATATTTATTAATGAGCTTGTACTTACGGTAAGGTATACGTATCTCTGTCCACTTAGGGTTCCAATCACCCGTCCACTGGTTCTTCATTTCTACTTCAATAAAATACATACCACCGTTCTTCTCGCTCTTTATGTCAAAGGAAAAGTCTTCTTCTGTGTCAAGGATGTTATGTCCACTACTTTCTAAGTAACTTGTTATTGCATTCTTAGCTTTGCTATCGTTCTCCTTATATGACTGAGGTTGAAACTTTCTATAGTATGATCCTTTAATTGGTTCTAGCATATACTTCTCCTTTACGTTAAATCTACAATTTCACAAACGTCACCTGAACAGGCCATCGTTTGCATAGCGACAGTGTTATCCTCTTGCTCATAGTCTGACAGTGCTTCCCAATTTATTGCCTTTGGCATGGACTTGAGTAGTACATTATATTCTTCCTTACTGCAATCTTGATACGGTGCTTGCTGATAGGTATGATCAGAGTGTGGTAGAAAAGACACACCTGACATTTCATCAAAGTGCTTATAAACGAAGGCTCCCACCTCAAGCCATTCATCATCTCGTACTGATATAGTCACGCTAGGTTTGTGCTCACACCAATGTCGTTGGTATATAAGCCACATTTCTAGCTGCTCAATAGCAGTCATATCGTTACGTGTTACCGCATTGCTAGGTGACTTCTGTGGAAAACTAAACACAGTAGTCGTGTCACCCTTAAATACGCATGGTTCGTTAGGTATTCCCTGATCCTTCATAAACTGTGTCAGTGGGTCTTTGTTATCACCTCTAACGGTTCTGATATAATAGGGAGAATGTCTAGCATGAATACCACTGGCTGAGTCAACAAGTTGCGAAACTGTACCTGATGGTTTCACGCAGCTAATACTAACAGAAGCATTGACCCCCAAACGAGTAGCCCATTCCGCATTTGTTTCAACTGCAACTTCACGTAATTTGGCAAGTGTTTTCTCCAATCCTTTATTCTTTGTTGTCATTAAGGGATTGTCCATTATCCCTGTGAGAGACACACCGAGCAGTCGTTCTTCTTCTGTATTTCGTTGCCACACTTTTCGCAAATATGGGAACTTGGTGTATGTAGACTGTACAGTTCCAAGAATTGTAGCCAATCGTACTTTCCGTTCCAGATCATCAATACTGTCTGTTGCACGGACAACAACCTCTGTGAGATTACAGAACTGATATGGGCGTAGGATAATCTCTGAGCAAGGGTTAGTTCCGAACTCGTGATTAGGATCACGTCTACCATACTTTGCAGCTTGCTTCTTACTTGCTTCACGATTAAACACTCCTCTCTCGCCTGACTTACTTTCTACTAAGGACATCCACTCACGCATAAACGTTTCAATGTCTGGCTTCTCTGAATACGCCACTGAATTGTTTGCCAAGGCACGATGCGCAGCAGTCTCCCACCACTGACCTGACTTAGCATGACGCATACGATCATCAGATAGGTTAGACAAACTAATCATAGCACTACGCCTTACACCACCTACAACTACAATCTGTCCAATAAAACACATAAGATCGTGACATTCCATAGACGATAGCTTACGGCCTTGTGCATTCTTAAATGTCTGTACCGCAAAGTTGAACAGTTCAACCAATGGTGCAGGTCCACTAGCACGTCCACCGAATGTCTTGAGTCTTGCACCTGCAGGACGTACAGCAGTGACATCCCACTTAGGGATTTCACCAGCCCATAGGAGTGCTAACAATTGTCTGAACGCTTTCGCCCATCCCTCTTTACTGTCTTTGACAACGATAGTCGTATCACTGACGAACAGTTCAGGAACTTCAGGAAGTTTGCTGATGAACTGTCTCTCGACACTGAATCCGACACCAGTGCCACAGAGCAAGATGAACATAGCCTCATCGAAGGACTTAGGGTCATCTACGGGTAAGTAACTACAGTTATAACCTGCCGTGTTATCACGGTCTAAAGCAGGGCCAGCAGTCATCATGGCTCTCATACTTGGCATAATCTCAGTGCCAAGGATTGCATCACGTATCTGATTGATATAACTATCGTCACCTGCAATCTTACGTACAACGTTATCCATATAACGTTCTACAGTTTCTCCCCAACTCTCACGCCCATTACCATCAAAGTACTTTGCGTATCGTGACTTATGTATAAATGACTGATAGTCAGTCGGTAAATAGTTACTCATCGTTTATCTCCTGATCCTGTTAATACACCCCGATCTTTACGATCTAATAATTTATCCAAGTTGCCTTGTGCAACTACGTCCATGTCTACGTTTAGGTCACGGCATAGTGCCGCAATGTACCACAGACAATCCCCTATTTCATCTGCAATGGCTACACGATCAAAGTTACCATCACGTAATATCTTCTTTACTTTATTTGCTACCTCACCTGCTTCTGCAGCTAGGCCAAGAGCAGGGTATATGACCTGATGCTCAACCTTGTAGATGGCTGTTTTGGCTGCTTGGTTTTGATAGTTGTTCATTTCCATATGTCAATCTCCTGTCAATACTTTAAGGGTTTTAATTTTCATTCCGTCAATATCATAGATAAATTCCTGTAAAGTTTCTACTACTTCTTCTACAAGCATACCGTCAACAGGTACAGGATATTCATCCTCATCTATTTCCAAAGTCAAGAATACTTTGATCCGCATTTGTTACCTCTATTAGTTTATTCAAATACCATTGGGCTTTCTTCAAGTCCTCAATGCCGTTTTTATATCGGTAACGCCACAAGTATTTCATAATGTTACCCTGTAAGTAATGTTCAAAACCGCCACCTGTTGCAGCTTGAATGGCATCAATGCACTCAATACCTGCTTGGTTATAGTGTGGTGGTTTGTTTACATTGTCTGCCATATCAATCTCCTAACTGTTTGCGCCAAAGCGTAGTTGAATTATGTTGCTATCATCCTTGACGATTTCGGGTTTATTCTTTTTCTTACCCTGTTCTATCATATCTATGGTATAGCTGTAAAGCTGATCCCTAAATTTTAAATCGTCTTCCATCAATGGTATTGATGACACTGCCATATTTGTAACTATGTCTACGTGTGTGTAGTCATCTTCTTTTAAAAAGTTATCATCCATAGTCATGTACCCTACGTTTAACTCTCCTGTCCATGTATCATCTGAATCTAGTATTGGAGATATACGTATTACGAAATCGTTAGGTTCAAAGTCTATAAATGTTTTTTCGTTTTTATCATCCATGTTAACTCCTTTTTATTTTTTCTAATGGAAACCCTATTAGGTCTGGATGTTTATCTTTACCTTTCTCTTTCAGCCATTCCAGTGGTATTACTCTGTCTGCATATAATAACTTTTTTCGTTCACACCAGACACCGTAGGTTGTCTTTGCCCCCTTGCTAAGTTTGCGTCTGCTGCTTTCAAACACAAACCGTATGTCAAGTTGGGGATGTTGCTTTTTAATAAGCTCATGTTTCCTACGATCATCTGATGTAAAACGCCCCTTTGTCTCAATGATAATGCCGTTAGGCAACACAAAGTCTGGGGTGTAAGTACGATACATTAAATCTTCCCACTCGATTTTAACTGCTTCATACTTGACAGGTATATTGTGCTCGACCAACCAATCCCGAACCTTGATTTCTAGCCCACTCCTGTAGCCATACTTTAGTGCTGCCTTAAACTGCTTGCCATTCATTAGATGCGCCACAATCCATTCCAAGGACTAGGCAAACTACTTATAGTAGACACACCTAGTGATCGTAGCTCCTGTCGAACTGCATCTTCTGCAGCCTTACGTGCTTCCATAGCTGAACGTAGTCCTGCATACTTAGCCTCATGTAGTTCCTTCTTACGCTCTGCAAGTTCTCTTTCCATAGCATGGATTTGTTCGTGCATTTCTTTTATTTCATCATCACCTAGCATATTAATACTCCTTTACTTCTATGTAAGCAACTGTCTTAGGCTCTTTTGCCTTTGACACTTTTGACGGTAACTCTTGAAGAGTGGGCCAACATTCAAATCTGTAGTCACAAAAACGACAACCATCATTCAACACGTAATTACCAGACGGTGTACCTCTATATGTTTCAGGTACAGCCGTAAAACAACGCTTGAATTTATTCTCGTTAACTGTGTCCACAGTATCATTAATCTTTTTTAACTCCTTGTCTATGTCAAGGCCAGTAGCAGGTACATACTTAAACTCACCATTTCCCTTGTTGACTACCCACCAACCACCTGCACGTTTGTCAGATGCCTTTGCGTAACCTGCAAGTTGTCCTACGTAACCAAAGGAATCTCCTTTAGCTAAAGAATCAAAAGATTCAAACTTGTTTGTGTAAGACCAAGGAGATGCAGACTTTATGTCATCAACTGCATCGTCAATTACAATGTCATAACTACCCTTGATGTTATTCTCACCAACAGGTAAAGACACATTGTCTGTATCCTCGTATACTACACCTGCCTCTGTAAGAATACCCTTAAACACCGCTTCGACAATATCTCCAAGCATCATGTTCATTACGAATGTTGATGGCTTTGGCAGTGCAGTCTCAGGTTTGTTCTTATCAAACCAAAGTTGACAGGTAGGACGCCCAATGTTGGACATCCGTAACCTAAACTCATCACGAGACTTACCACTGCCAAACTGTCTTACAATAGCCGCAGCTACATCCGAACCAACACGCATTGCAGTTTCAGGAGAGAACTCTGTCTTTCCATTAGCTGCATCTGTCATGTACTGGTGCAGTTTTAGTTCAGCAGGGTGATGCATTATGCAAAGTCCTCTTCTGTAATGTCAATAAACTCATCGACTGTTTCAGTGTCAACCTGCTCATGCTTCTGCACATTCTCATCCCATGCATTAGAAATGTACTCGTTGTAGTTAGTGATCCACGCCAAGAAGTTGCCAAGTGTTTCTTGTGCATCATCATCTAACTCTAGCGTCTTCTGTAAATCCAGTTTAGTTTCTGGCAGATAGAAGTTGTTACCATTTGGTAATGACTGCTCACTTGTTGTAGCATTAAACGTATGCATGGGTGGTAGCCTACGCATCTTGCCTAGCTTAACAAAGATATTACCAATAGTTTTGAACGCATCACGGTTCTCTACTTCCCAGATGAAAGGGGTTGCGTCCACGGTCACAGGATTACCTGACGCATCTACTGGGTCTACCAACTCCACTATCCCAAACACTGCACGAACACGCTTGATTTGTCTGATCAAATCTTGCATCTTCTCAGGCAGTGCCTTGAAGTCTTCAATGTACCCTGCAGGTTTACCACAGTTGAACCCACCGTCATTGTCCTTTAGATCAATGTTCAAATTATCAGCCATGACCGTCTTGACATATCGGTTGGGTGTACTGTCGTTCCCTTTAACAAAACGTTTGTACATGTAACGCTGTACGAATGGACGTACATCTACACCGTTAGCATAATACGTAGGACCATCAGGTATTTCTAGTTTGTATGTGCCGCCTGACACTACCTCTAGCTTTACCTTCTTGCCGTTCACTTCTTGCTCGCCCATAATAGGCGAATGGTTTATACGTAAACGTGCAAGAGTAGATGATTTAGCAGCTTGTTTTGTGTCAAGCGACATGCCCATTAGCTTTGCCATATCTGTAAAGTTATTGTTGTTTGTTGCTACTTGATTCATGTATGTTTTCTCCTTTTTCAAAGTTACGAATGTATAGTTATATCAGGCTACGTCTTTTGTGTCAAGCCAATTCGGACCAATCTTTGCCTCTAATAATAGTGGCACATTGAAGTCTATATTCCACTTCCTATTGACCAAAGCCGTAAGCATTTCATTTGTGCGATTTATCACCTTGAGTACCTTATCCTTTTCGTTTGGATGTACATCGATCACGATACTGTCATGTACAGTGTTGACGATACACGAGTGCATCTGATTTACCCCCAATAGTTTGTCTATGTATATCAGAGATATAGGTACAATGTCAGCAGTGGCAAACGATTGTACAGGATAATTCTTAATCTGTGTGAAATATGTCACACCGCCAAAGCGTCTACGTTGTACATCAGGAAATGCAAACTCACGTCCTGATGGCGTAGTAATCTTGCCAGTGTTTAGTGCTTCCTTGGCGAGAGCCTCATGCCACTTTCCTATGCCGCTGTATTTTTTAGTGAACTGCTTATAATATGCAGCTTCTGCTTGTGTACGCCCAAAACCACTTGCACCATACAAAGGTGCAAAGGTATGTGCCTTGGCATCCTGCCGTGAAATAGGTTGACCTGCATCAGAGATAACCTTGGCTGTATAACTGTGTACATCAAAACCTGTAGACACTTCATCAAGTGCAGTCGTATCCTGAGACAAGAATGCAGCCACACGAAATTCTAACTGGGCAAAGTCGGCTTCCATAACGCTACCGCCATCCCATCGTGATTTGAATACACGTTTCACTGGGAATGTACCACCACGTGGCATGTTCTGCATGTTAGGGTCTGCCCCTGACAGTCTACCTGTGCCTGTGCGGTGTTGTAATAGCCGTACATGCAGCTTACCGTCTTGCTTGGTGTGTGTGGCTATGCCTTCTACAAAGCTACTCAGGTAAGTCTCTACGGCACTCAACCGTCTTACTCTTTGTAAGAATAACTCTGCCTCTTTCATGCCCTTACTACGTGCAATGCCTTCAAGGAACACAAGGTTGTCTTTACTCGTGCTGAATCCATTGGCACTAACCCACTTGGCTGTAGGCGGTGTAAACTTTAGCCCTGCCACTTGATTAGTATCACTAAAAGTGTACCCCACAGTATCACACGTAGGACATCTGTTAGGTCTGGCGTAACGTGTTCCATCTTTCCTTACCTTCCATATTTTCCCATTACCTTTACATGTTTCGCATTGCTTTGCCTTCTGCTTGTACAACACTTCACTGCTGTTGCGTACCTGATACTTGTAGTCTTGATCATCCATACGATCATCAAACAAGTCTGCCCAAAACTTTTTGTCGTGTGGCTTACGGCTATAGATAACCCACGATAGTTGCTCTGGACTGTTAAGATTAATAGAACGATCACCCATCAGGTCACGTACCTGTTGCTCTAGCTCGACTACAATACCATTACGTTCTTGTTCAAACTCCTGACGCACATCATCAAGTGCATCCAAGTCAACTGCAAATCCACGTTGGTATATGTGTGCGAGATGTACAGCTAGTTGATTAGTAAGTTTGATTGTTGCTTCCAGTGAACTGCATTCCTCGTACTTCGTCTGCAAACTATTGTACAGTTGCTGAGTAGCATGTAGGTCAGCAGACAAATAGTCTGATAACTCAGCGTGATTCATTTCACGAACCGAGTTACCTGCCTTGAGCCACTCTTTCATTGTGTCTTGCTTCTTGGTGGCAAGCTCATAACGTTCTGCACATGCTTCTAGTGAGAGTGGTTCCTTCTGTCCACGTTGTAGGATATACTCACCTAGCATGGTATCAAAGATCAGACCCTCGTAAGTAAAGCCCGATTCCCATAGCCACACAAGATCATGTGCAGCGTTGTGCATAATGAGAAGGGAAGCCTCGTCCAGTTTCAATTGAACGATGGCTCTCCCCTCTGTGGTAGGTTGTTGCTCTGCGTGATCGAATGTTATAAGGTCTTCGTTACCAAGATCATCTAGCATACCTACCATAACCAATGTATTCTCTGGTTCAAACGGATCAAGGTGTAACTTGCCGTTTCGTTTTGTCACTGTGTTTTCTACGTCAAGGGTCAGTTTCATTGTGTCTCCTAATAGTCGGGTGTTATCATGTCCTCTGTATCATCTACTAAACCATTTTCATAGTGATCGTCAAGGTCTTTTTGAAATTCTTTATCATCAGCATACATAGCCATAGCTTTCTTGGCTTCCTCTAACGTCAGTTTATTTGCTACCATTGCGTTATACAATGCAATCTCATCTGCCATACTACGTGTGTTCATACGCTTTCTCTCCTTTGCTCGTTGTCTTTCATCATCTGTCATTTCTCGTATCATCATTCTTCCTCTAAGCAAAACCCACACATCTCATTATACGATGGGCCACCACAGGATACGCAAGTACGCCACTTCTCACCTTCCAGACCTCTCTTTACTAATGTCACAAAGCCTAAATCAAAGATAGCCATGAATGTATCAGGGTCACACTCTACTTGTAGTGTGGCACTACCATCCTCGTGTTCTTCTATGTCTGTTATTTTTATTTCACTCATCTTTAACTCCTATACATGGTAATAAGATAGTCTGCTTACAGTAACGTGGAAACTCGTCATACGTCATAGCAATCAGTATTGGTAGACCTGCTATTATAAATGCGACTATGGCTGATGCCTTGATTGCACCGTTAATGTTACCTCTCATCATTCATTCTCCCTCAACGCCATCCATGACACAGAGAACAGCTTGAACATTTCTGAGTCAATGTGTCCAGCCACAACCTGTGTTTCGTATTGTGTGTCAGGCTTACAGCGTAGGTTACACATGTCAGCAAATGCATCCAAGCTACCTGACCAGTACCACTCAGTCATAGTAGACTGTGGCAATACCATACGTGCTTGTTCTGGGCATACCTCATTACGAATGAGTAAATCATACAGGTCATAACATTTGTGATGCCAACCTTCTATAGTCTCCTTCATATCGTAGTGGTTTATATTAAACTCGTGATATTCACCCCAACCAGAATCCTCTAATTCTGTAACCTCTATGTCACTTGATCCTTGTTTTTTATCATCACTTCGCTCACGCCATTTCTTAGGCTCATAAAATTTGGGTTTTTCATCTACATATCTACGACTGATTTCATTCCAACGTAAAAACTTATGCTTCACAAGTTGACGTGCCACAAAGATTGGTGCTTTGACGTGAAAAGTGGCAAAGCAATGACCAAAGGGTGACATGTGCTTATGTTTAGCAAGGTATTGTATTAGCTTTATATCGCCCCCTTTCATACACTCTGACTTTTTACCAAAACTAACACGTGCAGCGTTTACTACAGTAAGATCATCACCCATATGATTTATATATGTTGCTTTACTCATTTAGTTTCTCCTATGTTTGATGGTGCGTACACTTCACCGTTGTATTTGCTACCCGTTGCACCCTTGCCTGTTTCAACACCGCTATTACAACCAACAATAACGACAAACAATCCTATTGTAATCCACATACAGCCTATCTTTGTCAACCGCATGAACTCAGCAAAAGTTTTTTCTGCCCCTATTTGTGCATTTTTTCTTGGGGTCATGCTACATATCTCGCAATCTTGTACTCAAGATCAGTGTGTACAATACCATGCCAACCAGACAACTTGTTCTTGACCACATTGATATGGCGTTGATTGTCTTCTTCCTCTTGGCCTTCTATCGTAGGGTTCTTGGAAATCATAATCATTAGGTCAGCCTCTGCTGCCTTACCAGTACGTGAACCTTCCATCATGGCTTGGTTAAGTACCACCTTGCCCTCTGCCTCTGCTGATAGCTGAGACATGTAGAACATAGCACAGTCATGCTGCTTGGCTATCTGTCGTGCATAAATTGCATTGGCCTTGAGTGCCTCATCAGGACGGGCAAACCCACCTGTCTTGGCAAACTTGTCACCCATATCTAATATAACTACATCAGGCTTGTATGACTTACATACAGACTCAACCCACGACATGTCACGGCCTGTTGCATCCTTGAACATAACGTTGCCACGAATACGATCAAAGATTGACATGGCTTGTTGTTTGTTCTTGGCAATCTCGTACTTGTCCATGCCTGTAGCTGCCGTTATATATCGGTGAGCAACACGGTGGTATCCCTCTTCGTTACATAACACAATGCATTTAGCACCCTGCCATGCAAAGCCTTGTGGCCCTGCTACCAGTGACGCATGGAAAGAAGTCTTACCTGTGTTTGGCCTTGCACCTACCTCAATCAAGTGACCTGCATTGATGCCCTCAACCTTGCGTGTCAACGTAGGTATGTTGAATGTCCACTGCGACTCAAGGTCAGTCATGGCAAGGATAGTATCAAGACTAATATCTTCCCACTCTACTTTTAGGTTAGGCGTGAAGTCATCACCATACTGTTCTAGCATGTTACGTAGTGGTTCAAGACTAACCTTAGTACCGTTGACATAATCAAAGCCAAGGTTAGCAATGTCCTCACCAACTACCTGTTGGAATAGTTTGGACAACACCTCTTGTGCTACGTCACTACCCATAGGTGTTTCTTTCTTCACCTGATGAAACAAATGGCTGTATGCCTGTTTCTGTGCAGTAGTTAGTGTGGGATTGTTAGCCATGAACAGGGCTTCAATCTCATCTGGTGTGACTGTACGCTCATAGCGATCCATAGCAGTGTCAATAGACTGCTTGATCTTGCGTACATCTTTACTGAATAGTCTGTCTGGGCATTTAGCACCACGATGATCATCGTAGAAATCTTTGTCCATCAGACTACGTATTAACGATAATTCCATATTATACTCCTATCCGTTTATGTAAGGTCTATGATTAATATAAAAAGAAACTCCCATTTCATACGTGTCTGTTT